GTTAACCAAGAGTCAATTTATGGAGCTTCCGATTGCCAAGCGTGGCGGTTTTGAGCGTGCAACTATTACGCAGGCGCAAGCGGCAGAGTTTGACAAAAACGCCCAAGGCTCGCACGCAAATATCCAACGTCACTTTATGCCACAGGCACGAATGGGCATGGAGTCTGGATTTGGTATCTCCCAAATGGCAAGCTTGCTGGCCTTTTCTAACAGGAACATTCTTCCTGGCGAGAGCAGGGATCAGGCAACGCTTCGAAGCCGCCTGACAAACACCGGTTTCTTCCCGGGCGGAGCAGAGCAATCAGTAATTGCCGCGGGCGGAATTAACGCTATTCGTCCAGGTCTTGCGGGAACCTCTAACTCATTTATTGCTGGTGCGCTGCCTGCGTATGAGCAAGTTGCCAAGGGCCCACAGCGTACTGCTGCAATGTTTGGCGCAAGGGTTCAAGCTGGATTAACAAATGCCGTTACGGCTCTTGCTGCCGGAGGCGACGAGATGTCGCTGCTTGGCGGCGCTGCCAAGGCGCTTGTCAGGGCAACACAGGCAATTCCAGCCAAAGAACTTAAGGCCACCTTTGGTTCGCTTAGCTCTACAGCGCTTGCAGACTTTGGAATGGTTATTGACGCCGCAGTTGGCAGCGGAAGAAAGCTCACCAGGGATGTGCCTATGGGCGCACCTGTCACCGAAGCTCCGGGCACCGCAAACTATGTGGACCCGGGCTACGTTACGGATGCCAAGGGAAAGAGACGCCGCAAAGCGAATGTGCCAGCCGCCCCAGTGGGCGGCGGAGTAACGGTCCGAGCGTTGACCCCAGAGGGTCTGCAGGCCGTATCCGCTGCCACCCACGCTCTTACGCTAAGCACCGCGGGTGTTTCCGCGGCTGCGCTCCCACAGGCACGCGCAAACGTTCGCCAAGCCCGAACAGGCGCATTGGGTCTTCCTGCACGGGTATCGCCAGATATTGAAGCAGTACGCAGAAGCCTTGCCCTTGCCACGCTTGCAGCCGAGGTTGGCGCAATGCCAGAAGGCCCCCATAAGGAAGCCCTTAAAGGAATGCTTCAGCCGCACATGCCAAACAACCCATTGTTTGATCTTCCAAAGGGAACCAGAACGGGCCGAGGCCGCAGTGCCGGCGTAGCCACGTCTGGTTTCTCTTCAAGCACAGCAATAGTGCCAGCGGGAGAAGCCAACCTTCCATACCAGCAACACCTTGCAAGGATTCAGTCATCCATCTTTGGTGACGCTTTTGGCATGGGCGGAAAGCCGCGCAGGCCACAGGTCCCAGGGGGGAACATCCTTGCTGATCCAACCAACCCTATGGACAACTTTGCGCCAAGTCTAAAAGAAATGGCAAACGGCATGAAGAATTACGTCACGGATAGCAAGCTTGCCCGCGGTTTGACGCAAGACTTTAACGCCGCCATACAACAGGCGCGCGCCGGAACGTTGAACTTTGGTTCCGCGCTCCGAACTATTGGCGATAGCAGCAAGGGGTTGTTGTTTACTGTCAAGGACACCATTAAGTTTGCCACGGCAATTACGCTGACCCAGAACGCTGCTGGAGCTATTAGCCAGTCAATTGGGCACTTGACTGGTGGCTTTATCCAGTTCAACTCAATCCTTGAACAGTCAAGAGTTGGATTCACCACATTGTTTGCCCAGGGCGGAGACTCACTTGCACTAGCGGAGTCCCGTGCCGCCGGCATGATCGAAAAGATGAAGCAGTTTGCCAACGTCACGCCATTCCGCTTCCCACAATTGGAAGAGGCGGCCATCCGAATGAAGGCATTCGGACTTGAAATGGGCAACATTATCCGAATGGATCCGCAAACTGGAAAGTTTAGCGGATACATGCAGAGCATTGGTGACGCAGTAGCAGCCCTCGGCGGTGGCGACGACAAGATCATGCGTATTACGTACGCCCTTGGTCAGATGAACTCAGCCGGCCGTGTTTACCAAAACGACATGATGCAGTTGGCAAACGCTGGTATTGCTGGTTATGAAATCTTGGCAGAAAAGCTCATTGCAGAGCTTGAAGCCAAGGGCAAGGATATGACCAATGAAGACAAGAAAATGCTCAACGACTTGTACAACAACAGGATTGAGGCAATTCGTCGACTAACGTCAAAGGGCGCCATTTCGGGTAAGGGCGCAGTGCAAGCAATTATGGCCGGCTTGGAAGACAGGTACGGCGGCGGCATGGATCGCCTCTCCAAGACAATGATGGGTGCATTCAGCACCATTGCGGACATGTCGCAGGCACTTGTTGCCACAATGACTGGTCCTCTTTACAACGCAATTAGAGACGTTGTCGTTCAGCTTGCTACGTACCTTCAGGGCCCAGAAATTATGGCGTTCTTCGTAAAAATGCGCGAAGGTCTTCTGGGAGTTGCCAGCGGCCTTAGGGAAGCAATCCCGGCCGCAGCAAAAATTGGCGGGGATGCGCTTGGTTTCTTTGTTGCAATGTTCCAAAAAATGTTTGGTTCCGGCAACGGGGTTGGCGGCGGTCTTGCACTCATTATTGACGGTTTTAAAACACTTGGTGATTTGCTTAAAAACGACACCGTAAAAGCTATGGCTTTTGCCGCAATTGCGGCGAAAGCCCTTATGTCAGCTATTACCGCCAATCCTTTGCTTGTAAGCATTGGGGCAATTATTGCCTTGCTAGGCTCATTGCGTGCAGCCTATGAGCAAAATTTCTTTGGCATTAGAGATACCATTGATCAACTGGCGCCGTCATTTGCCGAACTTGCAACAACTATTTCGGAGCAGATTGTTCCTGCAATAACCGGGTTTGTAGAAGGCTTTGGTTCATTTATCACCATGCTGGCCTCTGGCGTAATCAAAGTCTTTGGGCCAATTATTGCTGGAATTGCAAATGCTTTTGGCGGCTTTGGGGGAATTCTTGGGACAATAGCTCCAATTCTTGGATTTATTGTTGCCATGATGGTAACCAAGCAACTTGCTGTTAACGGTTTTGCTCTTGCCTTTGAAAAACTTGGTGCTGCTATCGCTCGAACATCTGGACAGATGGCAGTATTTGGTGCGAACACAAGGTCATGGGGATCAAGGAGTGTAGTTGGTGCTGGCGTCGGATTGATGCCGGTTAACAGCCGCGGTGAAGTAATTCGCGGATCTGCTGCAGAAAAAGGCGGAAACGGGCAAGGCTTTGTTGGCCAAAAAACCATCGCAACCCCAGGTCTATTGCGCGGAGCCTCATACGTTAGCGAAATGGGACCAGTTGCCACGCCGGGTGGGGCGCAAACAATTGATACGCGCACCGGAAAGGTAATTGCGCGCGAAGCAAGCATAGCGCCAATCGCCATAACGCAACTTGGCGCAACAATGGGCACAGAGCTGTTTGGCAATAAGGAAATTCAGCAAGTACATAAACTTCGACAAAAGATGGTTGATCGTGCCTGGATCGGCCTTATGCCTTCTTCGGACGATATAAAGCGCCACATGACAGAGCAGGAAAAGTTCAACGCCGCGGAGGGCAGGGGAACAGTTCTTCCAGGGCTACTTCGTGCCCGAAGGGCAGGAGAAGGCGAAATTGGAGTTCGCAAGCAAGGAAATATCCAGCTTGCAAGGTCTTCAAGAGCAGAAAGAAAGGCAGCTGCAAAGCGTCTTGGAATTTCTGTTAGAGAAATGGACAGGCGTTTAAGCGGAGAAGGCATTAGAACGCCAGAAGTAATTGACCAGAGAACGGGTCAAGTCCTTGATCCTGGCGGAAAACTTACTGTTCCCGCTAAATTGCTTCGCCCAGAACAACTTACGGAAGCAGAAAAGCTGGCAGAACTTGATCGTCAAATGCGCGAAAAGGCAATTGCGGAGCCAAATCTTTCTCGCGCACAACGTGTTGAGCAGGAGCGGCAGCGCAGGGCAGACTTGCGCGCAAAGGCCCGACCTCGCGTTGTGTTGCCAAAGGCACGTACCGTTATTCCTGGCGAAGTATTTAGCACAGAGGGGGACTCTGCCACTGGCAGGATTCCTGGATCGCCACGGCTTAGGGGCACCACTCGTATTCGAGAGTATCTAAAGCGTCTTGGGTCCAGGATGTATACCCTGGGTCGAGAAAAAGTCACAGCCTACGATCAGGCACAATTTAGCACTGAGCGAGGTATTGGGCCAACGGGGACAATTCCAGGCTCAAATCGAGTTCCAACCAGCGGACCAATTCCTCTTGGGGCATTCAGCACCGAGGGCGGCGGAAAAGTTGGCGCCGTTCGCAAGTGGCTTAACAGTCTTAGGGGCGGAAGAAATCCCCTGGCGGCATTTGGCACCGAGGGCGCCGGGCCTGCAACACTTCAGCCAAGAAGAATTCGCACGCAAAGCATCATGCCGCTTAGTGCATTTAATACAGAGCAGGACCTTGTTGGTGGCGGAAAGATTGCACAGCTAAAAGAAAGCCTACGGGCCAAAGCCTTGCTTGCAAAAGACGAACTCATGTCTCAGGCATCTGGTTTCAAGGCGTACTGGAAAGACAAGCATGGCAGCCAGGCAACTGCGGCAGCGGCAGAGGCTGCTGGCGGCTTGGCTACAGCGTTTGGCGCAGCAACTATGGCCGCTGGCGCACTTGCTGGTGTATTTAACACCGAACTTGGTGCGACTATTTCCCAGATTGGCGTGTTGCTTTTGGGATTTGGTCAGATGGTCACCATGGCAACAGCGGCCATAACCGCCATGGGCGGCAGGGCAGGAATTGCCAACGCCATGAGCGCTCTTATGAATTTTGCAACAGGTCCAATGGGGATTGCTGCAGTTGTTGGAATGATCGCATTGACGTTTGTCCAGCTTGACAATCAAGTAAAGGCAACTACGCAAAATCTTAAAGATGGCACGAAGAAATGGCGAGATACTTTTGAATCGGTAGCCACAAAGACCCAAGAATCTGTCAGCTTTGATACAGCCGTTGGCGCAGGAAAAGACTCCATCAAGGTTATGGGCATGAACGATAAGGGCGTAAGCCTTGACGCAACCATGACCAAAGAGAAGATGGACCAGCTTGTTAAGCAGGGGTTGTTCGAGGCCAAACTAAATCCACTAGTAAGCCCTAACGATCCAAACGCATACAGCTACACGCCAACGCCAGCTGGTTTTAAGGCTGGATATTCTGGTTCTAGCATTATTACTGACAACGCATATGTTGGAATGCCAAAGGGAATAACTCTTCCAACTGAATCCGAATCGGCAGCGTTTGCTAAGACTATTGAGGGTTTGTTCTACGGATCACAGATTCCCGATTATGAGAAAAATAAAGCAAGGCTTACCAAGCAATTTGAAATGGGCAATCTTTCGCCAAAAGAATGGCAAAAATATCTTGATGCTGGGAAGAAGTCTTACGAATTAGACTCTGCACGGAAGGGAAAGATTGCCCTTGATCCGACAGGGCAAATGGCATACGACTACGCTTTCCGGGCATGGGTAAAAGATCATCCAGAATTTACCGATTCCGGAATTGGTGGAATTCTTAAGGGTCAAGGTTTTGCAAACTCTCACCTTGGCGCACCAGGAAAAGCTGGTCTTGTAGACGAAACAATCTTTAACACCACAGAGAAGCTAAAGCTTCTCAATGCCTCTCTTGAAGATGCGCAAAAAGCAGCGCAAGATGCAGCCAAGAAGCTTAATGATCTATTTGATCCTTTTGCTACTGCATTTGAACAGTTCATGGCGCGAGCTATGCAGATTGTTCAAAAGGTCTTCCAGATGGAACAAGACCAGCTGACCGCCAAGACAAGCGATGCTCTCTCTAATGTAACCGCACTTCACAACGGTGAAGTGTCACGCCTTGGCGTATTGGAAGAGCAGTACAAAGTTCTTGAAGAGCAGCGCAAGGAACAGGAGCGCCTTAAGGCACTTCAAGATGCACAAGAAGCTGCCGCTCGGTCAACCCTTGGCCTCTTCGATGCCCAGCTTGACCCAATTGATGCGGCAATAGCTGCAAGAGAGGCGTCGCAAGCTTTGCAAAAGGCTGAGCAAGACGCTGCAATGGAGACACTAGCAACAGACATTGAGCGCACCAAAAATAGCGTTGAATACGCCAAGACAGAAGAGTTCTGGGCAAACAAGAAGGCGCAACTTGATGCTGACCAGGCGGAGCGATCACGCCTTATTCAAGAACGAGCTCAACAGCTTTTGAAAGATATTAAGGAAGGAAAGATTACCCCCGCAAAGGCGCAGGCAGAGTTCTACAACATGTTTGGCGATGTCGGCATCAACATGGAGCAGATTATTTCATCTGGTCAACTTGGTGGGCAGACACTGGCAGATGCCTTTGGGACATCATTTGTCGATAGCTTCCAAAGCCTTGCGTCAAAGATTACAGACACTATTGGAACCGTAGTTCGGGCTGGTGTTGCTGCGGCAATTGCGGCCACGAATGTCGATGCAATTATTAAGAAGCTTGATCAGATTGACAAAGGCACCGACAAGGTTAAAGGCGATAAGATCATTGCCGAAAAAGCGCGAATGACCGACGTTATTAATCAAACGAAAGCCGTCCTTGCCGTAAAGGCCGCGCAGGCAGTGTCCGAAGGAAACTTCGATCTTCTTGCCCAGATCAATCAGTATCAGGGGTATTTGAAGCTTGCTGAAGAAAAGATTGGGTCCATGCAGGCATGGGACCCAACCAAGATGTACATGCGTAAGGACTTTGACAATGCCTTTAGCAGCATCTATGGCGTGTTTACGTCTTTGTACGATGCGCTTGGGCCATTGGCAACCATTGTTCCAAACGTCTCCACTAGAAAGGGTGGCCAAGCGCGCGGCGGTTCAATTGGCGCAGGTCAATATATTGTCGGTGAGCGCGGCCCAGAGATGCTGCAAATGTATCCGGATGGTGGTGGCTATGTGGTTCCAAATCACAAACTTCCAGCGTCTATGCGTTCCTCTTATGGCGCGCTAAAAGCCGGTGGTGGCAATCAGTATCAGGGTCGAGCCGGTGGCGGCTACGTTGGGCCAGGACGAGATAATTATTCTACCCAAGACCCATCAGCAAGTTTCCAAAACAGCCTTCCATACATTGGCAACCCTGCTGGTTTCCAGCAACAGTCGTTTAATGATTTTATGGCAAGTCCAAACAATACCAGGCAGCAAAAAAACGAACTAGCCCGAAGGTTCCCAAAGAATTACGCGGCTTACGTTCGATCCAAGATTAGCAGTAGCGGCGGCGGCAAGTTTGGCTTTGGTCGTATGGGCGGTCGAGCTGTTGGCGGTTCTATTCCTAAAGACGTACCAGTGGTTCCATTGCCGCCAGTTGTTCCGCCGACGGAACCCTTTGTTTGCCCTCCTGGGTATCGAATGGTTTGGAGCGAAGGTGGCTATTCCTGTGAGGTAATCAAGGTAGAGCCTCCGGTTGTTGAGCCACCAGTAGTCGACCCACTAACATTTACGCAGGGCGGTTATGAAATTGCGCTCCCAAGGTGGGCCGCTCTTCTTCTTGACTCTCGCGCGTACATGGCTTCGAACTTGGAACAGGGGTATCGCTACGACGCCAAGGGCAACGTAGTAAAGATTCCTGGGGCAAGCCCAACGGGCTATACGCCATGGGGCAGAGGCAAGGGTGGCAACCCGGACATTCTTGATGAGACGTTTGGCTTTGGCGATCCGGTTAAGGCAAGGGTCAAACCAGGTCCAAAGTTTGGCGGATCCCAAGGCGCGGTCGTCATGGGCGGTACTGGTTGGCAAAAGCGCTGGGGATGGTTTTCAAAGCTTGCAAAGCTCCCAGGCATGGGGATGGTCCCTGGCCTGAAGGCAATTCTGGAAGAAGACATTCGTCCGCTCGATTTCCTAAAGCCCGGCCAGCTTGGAACGATGAAAATCAAGGGCGATCCAACGAGGTCTAAAACCTCTGGTGGGCCGCTGTCCAAGAACCGATTCATTCCGCAGGGAATGAGCGGTAAGGGGCCAATCGGTCGACTGTTCCAAAACGGCAACCTGATGTCTCGGGCAACTATGAAAATGTATCCGTTCCTTAAGTGGGGTTCGGCAATCCTCTCGGCTATTCCGTTTGTTGCGGATGCCGTTGATGGGCAGAGCCAAGGTGCGGATTACTGGCAGGGCCGAGTCCGTCAAATGATGGCAGAGGATGTCATCACCGATTGGTGGGACACCAACAAGCAGCAGCACCTACCATCGTTCTATTGGCCATGGGAGGAAGATGGATATAAAAAGACTGCGGTTGAAAAGGCAATTGCAACAGGGGGGATTAAGCTCCCAGAGCCAATCACCTTTACCCCAGAAGAGCGTGCGTACTTTGAGGCGTCAAAGGAACCGCTTGCGCGCGTAGCTGCCCGCGCGGGCGGCATGGCCGGGGGAATGATGCTTGCGGGAGCAATATTGGCGCCCGCGGGAGTCCTGAGTGGCGGCGCTGCGCTGCTGGCTGCGCCATTCCTTGGCAGCTTGCTTGCGTGGGCCGGTGAAAATGCCGGGGCAAACAATTACGACAAGCTTTTTGGAACCATGACACCGTTCCACGAAGTTCGTGGAATTGGACAAAACCCACCGCAGCCAGGAATACTTAACAGCCTTGCCGCTGTTGGTGGTACTTTTGGTGATTTTTTTGGTTCACTTGCGGCCTTGGGCAATAAAGCGCCATTTGATTGGAACAACGCAAAGCACAGGACTGTTAAGGGTTTGATTAATCCAGAAATGGTTGGCTCGGGCAGGCATCAGCTCACTGATGAGTTGTTCATGCTTAACTCGCCGCAAATCAGCTTTGACGGAAAGACGTACTCGGACCTGCAGAACCAGATGCTTGGGCGGGGCCAACTTGTCGAGGCGTGGATTAAAATGTACGACGACCTCAAAGCGTTCGAGGTCATGCCAGCCGATTGGAAGCCTTTCACGCAATCTCCAGGGAAGTTCTCTCCAACGGCACGTGCCGCTGGTGGGTCCATCACCCCGTACATGCCGTACCTCGTGGGCGAGCGTGGGCCGGAGTTGATGATCCCAAGCAATAGCGGGTACATGCTTCCAAACACAGGATTGAAGGCGTTGCAGGCCCCAGGGGACTTGCGCGCAGCGGGTGGAAACGGGACAATCAATGCATCCGTCACCATCAACAACCCTGTTGTGTCGGATGCTGCCGATATTGATAAACTTGCCGAGAAGGTAAGCGCAGCGCAGGTCCGCACCCTCCGTGCGGCAGGATTCATGAGGCCAAGTTGATGGAAACTACCGAATCGCTGATTGTCAAGATCCAGCCAAGGTTTGAGGGTGACCCCACGCCTGCTGCGTTCTATGACATCAGTGGTCGGGTAGATTCCGACGGGTTTGAATTTACATCAAGCTCGGACGGCGCAACTGCCTCTGCAAAAATTAGCCTGTACACGCTGTTCCCACTTGAAAATAAAAAATGGACCGAATACGCAGGTGCACAAGAAGCAATAGAGGACAGTAAATTCTATTTTAGCATTCCTGCTCGCACGGAAATTCAAATTTGGGAGGCCGCTTCCTGGTACACGGAAAGCCCAAAGTTGCTGTTTGGCGGCCTGGTCATGCAGGTTGAGGAAGAACGAATTGGCGGCGGCATTATCCAGCGCCTAACCTGCTCCGACTACACCGCACTCCTAGACGAGCGCGTGGTTGAGCAGTACCGCGTACCGCGAGACACCTACGGTTGGGAAATGATCAAGGGTGGCGCGGCGTACAGCGACGGGCTTATTGGTTTGGCCCAGCTTTCATCATCGCCAGACTTTTCGGCTCTGCCAACCCCCACGGCATATCGGAATTTCACCCACGTATCTTACGACTCAACGCAAGACATCAATAAGGCAACATGCGCCAAACATGACTTTATTAAAGGGGAGCGTTTTAAATACCAGCCAACAGGGATAGAGTACGAAGTTGTTGGCACATCTGGCGATGCAATTTTCTACCGAAGATCTGGGGACAGCGGCGCCCTCAGCCTTACGTCGGGATTCCGCGTGTGGAATCACGCCATATACGCAACGGCAGTTGAAGATCACCTGTACGCTAAAAATCAAACGTTCAAGTTTTCTAACATTGCCCACTTTAACAGCAGTTTTTACGTTGTTCACAATGTTATAAGCAATTTGAAGTTTTCTTCTATGCACCGTGTTGCTACCGCTACGGCAACGGCAACAAGCCCATTCCTGGACGTGGCTTTGGTTAATGTTACAAGCATTAGTTCAATTAACCCAGAAGACAACCAGAATAACCCCGACCTTGCATATGCGCAATCTTCTGTTGCTCATTCGTTTCAGGTTGGGCAAAACGCATATTTCACAAAGGCGCAAAAAGATCTTTTGTCGCCATGGCTGGGGGCCCTAAGTGAAAGCCCGGTCGGGAGCGGCCTGTATCCGGCCGCCGTTCTGTCGGTTCCGTCGCTCTACACGTTTGCCATTGACAATGGGCTAACAACAGGTGATGCCGCGGTGGAAATTGCGGGATATGAAAACGGCTACCCAATTAGCACGCAGGCTTACACGCTTTCCATTTTTGATGCGGTGCGAAACAATAACCCGTTTCGGGATTCGTACGATAGCATTGGCGTTAACTATAAAGACTACGTGGACAAAGTTGAAACTGCTAGATATAACCCAATACTTTACGGATATAAAGACTCTTATCCTAATGTTGCTTCAAAGAGTACCGATGAGTTTGGTTCGCGATCAGCAATATGGATTGATTTTTCAAGAAAAGGCTCTGAGCTAGATAGCGTTGCCTTTGACCCAACAACAAATTCTGCAACCTCTCCGATAAAGCACCTTGCCAAAATAGGCAATCGTTCTGTTGGTGAGCGATTAATTGTTAGGACAATAGATAGTGTTCCGGTTTCATATAACAGCAGCACAAAAGTAATAACCTTGTCTATACCAACGGCTTTCGGTTACAACATTGCCGATAAAGACCGCGTGTCTCTATACAACTTCTCTGCAGCCATTTCTGGAACCGACGCAAACAGCATTGTAAATCAAGAGTTAACAATTACCGAAAGTACGTATCCATCGCAAATTGATTTGACAGAAGAAGAAAACAGCGCAGTACCAAAAGATTTTTCAATTCCTAATGGGACTACGTGCACCCTAAGGTTTCTGCCAACGTACGATAATGATAGCGGCGATTTAAAAATTTACACCGCCAGGCCGCATTCTTTGCTGAAAAATGAAACCGTTGACCTTGTTAACTTTAAAGCAAACACAAAAATTTCTGAAGTTGACGACAGCAATTTTACAATTACAAGCTCCCAAACTGCCAGCAACCCACTTGGTGGTTTGTATAGCAACGTGAGCATTAATGTCGGGGGAATAGACCCAGACATTGAGTTGTACCCGGACAACGGCGTACACAAAGGTGACAAAGCAATAATGATTACCTCCGGTGCGGCCCTTACTGCTCCGGGTAAAAGGCACAGAATCATTCACGCAATGCGCAAGACTGTTTCAAGGCTAACTGTTGTTACCGCTGAAATTATTAATGCTTACAAGGTAGAAGACGCCAACACTTGGGTTGCCTACCTTGACGAAGATGCCTCTGGTTTCTTTTCAGAGAATCAAATTGTTCGAGTTCTTGGCTTGCCTGCCCCTTTCAGCGGGCGGTTTAGAGTAGCCTATACAACCGGAAACGCGGTGGCCCTAAACCGACAAGGTGCATTCGGAAACGGGTATTACGCCGCTGTTACTGGAGCCTCTTACTCGGCGCCATATATTACGTATCAATCAAGCGGCCACGGTTTTACTTTTGGAACAAAAGTCACCGTTCTTGGTCTGACAAATACGTGGAATGTGTCGGAGGCCGAAGTTTTTAGCGCAACAGAGAATGCATTTGTTGTTGTAGCGCAAAACGGAACTCCGACAACTTTAACCGACGCAAATGGTTATGCGGTTTACTCTACCGTTCGAGAAAAAAGCGTAGTTACAAGGATGCTTAGATTTAAAAACGGCACAACAAAAAAGTGGAACCTCAGCCTTACCTGCGCGCACCACGGCTTAAAAGCTGGTGATCAAATTGTGCTCAATGTCATGGCGGCGCCAGACGGATTATACGAGGAAAGCGGCGTTGCAAAAGTTATTTATGCTACGGCTAATGAGTTTGGAATACTGGCAAACGGTGCCGGAGATATAGATGCTTCGGGCGTCCTTGTTGTGGAATTTGAGCGACAATTGCAGGCAAATCAAGGATCACCTGGGAGCATTGGTTTAATAGTCAGCAGGCCTGACGACGCTTATCAGGAACAGGAAGCGTTCTTTGTTTCCGGAGTTGGCCATACAAATTTTGATTCAACAGTCCCGGTTCGAGCGGGAAGAATCAAGCGCGTTGAGTACCGACCGGTTACGGGTGTAGAAAGAATTCAATGGGGAGACAATGGCGTAGTCACTTTGTATTTTAATAAAAACCTTGGCGCTGTTCAGGAACATTTTAGCGAAGGTAAGTCGGCATATTTTGATCTTACCTGCACTTCTGTTTACGGCACTACGTATGCAAACGTTTTTTCTGGGATATACACAATTTTTGATTCTGGCGATACCGGAACCGTGGGAGAGCACGTTGACCTTGGCATGGCGCCGGGAACTTTTTTTATTCGTTTTATTGGGATGCCAAGGCCAGCAGAAGTTTCATCCGCTAATTTTCACACACCGGATGCCGGCTCCGTCATTAGTGCGGATTACCTTGAATACGTTGACGGCAGGCAAAACGTTTCAGATACAACCGCATACGTCCTTGGTGACGGCAGCGGAAAAAAGTACAAACCTAAAACCAGAAAAACACCAATCACCGGATTTAAATACAAGAATGGAAAAATTCAAATTACTGCCCCTGGGCATGCCCTAAAAGACAAAAATAAAATCTATTTTAGCTCTTCGGATACTGGCCTTGCCATAAACAATACAAGCAAGAAAAGGGTGGTTGTTGACCAGATTGATGTTGACAGGTTTCAATACACCCTTGCCGCATCTTCCTTTATTGTGACAAAGGTATCCTCGCCAGCTGGCAGCCAAGTCTGGACTATCAAGCTAAAAAATGCACCAACGCAAGCATATTTTTCTGGTCTTGCTTTGTCTTTTCTAATTACCGGAATTGCAAACAAGATTACGGGGCTTTCAGCTGCTTCGCTGGCGGCGGTAAAGGCCCTTAACAAAACCGGAGGATGGGCTTCTGCCTCCTATTTCTATTCCGCGGATAAGAAAACTATTACCCTGACCGGCGGGCCATCGCACGCAGCCGCCATTGGAGTAAGCCCGGGGCCAAACGCCAAACTTTCATTTGTTGATAGCCCCGCTATTGTTGCGCCTCCGGAATACAGCTACGTAATTTCCGATAACAGTACTTCGGTTGCCCGTTCGGAATGGACATTAGCAAAACTGATTAATGTATTTACTAAACCGTCTAGTGGCGTCTCGGAAAGAAACTACGCAAGCGACTTAAGAATTAAGCGCGTTGGTGGGGCAATGACTGAAATAAAATATTATGAATGGCCAGAAGCCATTACCGACGCAACGTATAGCGTTACTGGCGGCTCGGGCGATAGAGTGCACACCGTAACTGTTGATGCTGGACACAACCTTGGAACAAGCCAGCCAGCAGTTGAGTTCAAAGGCGCAAACGGTACTTGGGTAAACATTACGTCACCGGATGCCGCACTCTCTAAGGGAATAAAAGTAACAGGCGTAAAGACTTTTACTTTTGAATACCCAGCAGCAACAACTCAAAACGCCGGTACGCCATGCAAAATCCGCACAAGAAAAGCTTACGTACCAGATTTTGTTAATTTGACCATGCCAAGAAACCCAGAAGTTTATGTTAGTGGAAGAACTGCAATAAAATTTGTTGCCGGGCAATGGTCGGCCTTGCGGGGAGAGCGCTTCTACATGGACGCAAGCCTTCCAACTGGCATCACGGGAACAACAAAACTTAGTTCAACCTGGACAATTGCGATGCAGGCTACGGAGCTTCCAACGGCAGGGAATTTCTCAACAATATTTCAGCACGGGGCGATCACTGGCGCACCTTACATATCCGTTGGCATTAACAGCAACGGCAACCCATGGGTAAGTTTCATAGTTAATGCAGGCATAACTAGAACCAAATATGTTGCCACAAACATTACTGTTGTTGCCGGAGAAGATTTTGTCTTGCAGATCAGAGTTGCCTACACAACGGCAACCTCGGCAACGGTATACATTTCAAAAAACACCGGACCAGAGCAATTGCTCTCAGTTCCTACGATATATCGGGCCGTATGGGACGGCAGCGTCGCGGTTAATGGTTCTACTGCTGGAACATTAATCTTGGGGGTGGAGCAGTTGCCCGATGGGGGATATAGGTATCCTATTACTGCTCACATTGGCGAGATCATCGCCTACGACAGCGATCTTGGTGCGGAAGAGTCGCTCAAACTTCGCGCTTGGATGATGCATAAGTGGGCGCTTGTCAATTTTATTGACGAGGAATTGATCCCAAACTACAGAGATATACGCAACATTCCAAACAACGAACTGGCTGATTCCAGCCAGGTAAAAAACGCGCAATTTGGCGGAAGAACATTAAAGCAAGTCTTAGAATCTATTGCTAAAACAACTGGAGCTAAATTCTGGGTGGATAAAAATAAAAACCTGCACTACAAAGAACTTAATACAAAAAACCTTATTAAAAACTCTATACTCCAAGACGAGCGGGCTATGGCTTCTTCAAGGTATTGGAACCTTTCCAATTTTTCCGTTGTCACTCAGGACTCGGCAGATAGCACAAAGCAGCCGGGTCCGTGGGGATACGGCTACGCACTGGGCTATTCCGGAACCGCTGCCGGCTACGCCCACAGCGATTTTGTTACGGAAAACCCTGACGGCACAAATCTTACGGCAAACCAATACTACTTTGTCTCCGCCTACATGAAAGCTTCTGACACTACCAAGGCGGCATTGCGCGTGCACTTTTACACTTCAGCAACTAATACCGTAGGGTCTTCATACGACATTTCCTACGTTGACGCGGCTCCCTTGACTCGCAATAACGACTGGCAGCGAGTTTGGTCTGTTGTGAAAACCCCAGCTACAACCGCAAAAATTAGCGTTGGGGTTGTGAAGCTATCTTCTGCGACGGCAGTAAACGCCTACGCAACTAATTTTTCATGTGTGCAACTAACGGGCGCATATGGCTTTGCCGACGAAGGATTATCTTACGAGCTGGCTCCGGCGCGGCCATACCTTAACAGCGGCGACACCGCCAGCAGTTTCATCCCAATGGCAACGTATCCGTTTGAGTCTCCAGACACAATCAGGAGCGGCGGCGCTGTGGCAAATAGGCTGTACCTATATGCATCAACAGTCAACTCGGACGAAAACGGCAACACCATTACTAACGAAAATCTTGGCCAGTCTGTTCTTGAATACACGTACGATTACGTCCAGGGTATTTGGAAGTCTCACGGCAAGATTATTGAGGCAAGCCAAGCGGAAGATAAAGCCTCAACGCAATACGAACTTACTGGGAAAGCTCAGGCATTCTGGAAAGACAATGGCGATACTATTAACTCATATGAGTTTGACCATCCGTATAACGGTTCAGCCGCAATCCTAGAAGTCGGATCTGTGGTTCCATATATCTGGTCGGAAGTGGGCGTTGTTGAGCCGATGATTGTAAAGAGCCACAAAACATCTTTGATTGGATCAGAGCTATACCATCACGTTTCCCTGGAACAAGAACCTGACTATCAAAAAAATGCTCTTGTTCTTATTAATCGAAGACAGATGCAGGTTGATTTGGCAAACTCCCCAGAGTCCAGAGACAGGCCGCCCGTTGTGAGAAATTTCCGCATTGCAAGCGTTGACGCAGATGGTAAACTATCCACACTTGCTAATGAGTTCCGCATGTCTTGGCAATACCCGTTTGACGACCCGACCGCCCGCGGTGTCAGGGAGTCCGGTTTTGAGATTCAGGTTAGATGGCGCAAGCGCACAGTAAAAGAAATTAACAAGAAAACGATGGGCCGAAAACCTACTGATACGCAAATTTCTGTTGGCCCAAGCGAAAATGGTTCAGCCGTGCGCATTGTTGTTTATGCAACAGCAACAAATTTTGGGACTTTAGCAGTTGGCGATCCTATTGTTATTTCCAATGCCCCGTATGACGCAACCCTCTCTACGGAAGTGAGCCCCAACGGTGGTTACCGGGTTTCTTGGGTTGCCGCGGACAGAAAATCTTTTGCATACGATGTCTTGGCCCCGAAAACAACAACCCCGGATGGCGAGGTGACTTACGTGACGCGCGTCGCAAAAAACTATACAGCCAAATCGGTAAATGATAAATTTATGGTTGCCTTTACCCAGAAGCAGGGCGGGGCGTTTGGCGAGTGGAAGAATATTGACAACAAGATTACTGGCACACAGTTTGCGTGGAACCCCGCAAGCGATGGCCCCGTTGACGCTGCAACTACCACGGAGATCAGCAGTATTGGCGGTCAGGCCGACCTTGATTTCCAGTTCAGAATTCGCGCAGTTGCGACAAATTCATCTAACGTATCTGTTTACTCAGTGTATACTACATACCCTACCGGTGAGGATTTTATTACTATAGCCCTTACTAAAACCCTGGAGGGTTAATGGACAAGATCAACTCAAAAAACAGTAAAATAAGAAGAATTGTTTCAGCCCCGATTTCTGGTGCCGAAAATCCCGTAAGCGCGCTAACGGTAGAAAACGGAGAAGTGCGGATTGTTAACCCAACCGACATAACTGACTCTTCGGGCCGGCAGGTTGCCGCGGGGGCCGGAACCATTCTTTCGGCCGGGGATGGCGATTCTTCTATTAATGCTTCTTACATTAAAACTGGCGTTCTTGATGCTAACCTTCTGCGCACGGGGCAGCTGCAAACTATTGCCTCTTGGAACAACAAAAATTATGGCTCTGTGGAAGATTCTATTGAGGCCCAACAGGGATATACCGGCGGCTATGTCTACCTGACTGACTGGACAACAGTATCTCCTAACGTTGTATATGCCACATTTGCCACGTGGGGAGATTACCTAAGCGGCACAACCACTGGAACAACTGCCGCGGCAACATACTTCACTGTTGGAGATTACGTCCGAGTCACTGGAGCTAATTTTGGAACGCCTGGGAACAACAAGCAACCAGACGGCGAGAATGCAAACGTTGGAGTTGTTGACCAGGATGATGGGCCAGTTAATTACGGCCTAGTAGTGGCGGTTGACACGGTTGGTACTGGTGTATTCTATACAGTTAGCAATACCGGAAAAGCAGAACTTGAAACAGGAAAAGTTGCAAGAAGCCAAGCCTTTATCCCGACCATGTCTAAGGCCCACAAGGTTATTAGCGTTACCTCATCGCAGCTTCCCGCCCCAAATCCTGCGCAAGTTTATGAAGTTATCGTTACCACTTCCGATGATCACCACCTTGTGCCCGGTGATTACGTTGAACTCTATAACTGCGGAGCTGTGTATAGCGGCGTCTGGTATGTAGTTAATTGCCCTCAATCAAACGTGTTTAGCTTTCGCCATAGATTTGGCATTGATGCTGCGGCGGCCCTGGGTGGCGCTGATCTTCCATCCCTGGAGACGCCCGTTGCCATACGCGTGCGCAAGACTTACGCGGTCTCCGCCAACGGCGATCTTACGGCTGCTTCGCTGAACATCCAGACTGCCCGAACACAGGATGGCGGAGACCCAATCTTCCAAGTGCTCAACGACAGCGTCATCATCCGCAAGCCAGACGGCACTATCCTTCTCAGCGCCAACACCGTCGGCTCATCTCTCGACATCGGCACAGTCATTGCTGACGAACTTACTGTTGGTGGAGACATTGACGCAAATCAAATTGTGCGCATTGGCACTAACGTTAGCCCTGCATTCCGGGGCATCTGGGCAGGCAACGCCACTCCAACCTCCGCAGAGTTCTCCGTTGACCTTGACGGTAATCTTGTTGCAAGTAATGCCAACATCACAGGCACGGTTCGCGCATCCTCTGGTCAGATTGGCGGATTCACCATCGGCGCTACTGCGCTAACCGCCACCAACATCGTCGCAGATAGCTCTGGGTTTGTTAGCGTTGGCTCTGGAAACAACGTTGCAGTCATCAGTGGCGCGGATGCTAACTATCGTATCTGGGCTGGGAATTCCTCTCCTGCCTTAGCCAAGTTTGTTGTTGACAAGGCAGGAAACATTACCGCTAGTGGAACGCTTTTTGCCAGCAATGCCAACATTACAGGCGCAGTAAATGCCACAAGCGGTTCGTTCTCTGGAACAGTTACCGCAAGCACTGGACGTATTGGTGGCTTTACCATTGGGGCGACTGCCCTGACGGCTACAAACATTGTTGCCGACAGCTCTGGATACGTAAGCGTTGGCTCAGGCAGCAACGTTGCGGTCATGAGCGGCAACTCTACCTACGCAACAACAGCCAATCTCGGCCCAGGCCAACCAGCCGCCAACGAGGCTGGGTATAGGTTCTGGGCAGGAAACGCAGACCCCAGACTTTCTGCATTTGTAGCAGACAAAGCAGGCAACGTTACCGCTAAGCAGATATTTATCACTGGTGGATACCTGAATGCTACGGACTTTATTAACGTAAACAATGCCGATACGGTCATTGGGACTGCCGCAATCAACGGTGCAAAAATTGTGGACGCCACTATCACTAACGCAAAAATTCAAAGCCTAAGCGCGGATAAGATTACCGCAGGAACAATTGACGCTCGCGATATTAACGTCGTTAATCTTGATGCTAACCAAATTCTTGCTGGCGACATTGGCCTTTTTGCCTTTGGCGGTAGCCGATCTTCCGGGCTATCCCAGCTTATATTCTTTGGTCCCGGCGAAGGCAACACCGCAAGGGGTGTGGTCTGGGACATAGATAGATTGACTCTTAACGACTTAGACACGTACCAGTACGGTACACTTCCTGGAGCAGTTGTTAGGACTGACGCTTCAACTAAACGAATAGAAATTGAGAACGGTGCAATTAATGTTTATGAAGCCAACGTACCAAAGGTTGCAATTGACGGCAGTGGGATTAATGCGTCAGCAATTACTCTTGGCGCCATGCCAGGCGGTTCCAACATGATTCCAAACTCTTCTTTTGAGCTGTCTGGATTTTCAAGCCCATCAACTTCAATCAGGACGTTGACCGTGGATCTTGCAAACTGGTTGACTAGCTCTAACATCAATATTACAGCCGTTAGCGATGCGCTAACGATGACAACATACGGATACTAAGATATGGCCACAAGAACATTTACCGCCTCCAAAGACTCCATAATTACAATCCGCGGAATAGACGGCGTGTCGTTTGGCGCAGGAAAAGATTATCACAATTACGTTGGCGATAGCGGTGACTACACCATCCGCTCGCTTATTCAATTTAACGTAGACTTTTCAAACGTAGGTTCCATCAATAGTGCAACTTTGTATCTCAAAACTGCACGTACCAGCGATGGAACCGTTAACGGCGTCGCAAGAGGTACGCACGGTACATGGAATTCCGGATCAATAAAGTTTAGCCGCGTTACAACTACGTGGACAGAGGGAATTTACGGAACAGACGAAGGGTTCAACGGTTCTAACTCCGTAGAGTGGGACAACCAACCTAGCACAACGGCAACTGGCGCAGTCAACTTTACCACCAGATCCTCTCGACCATCAAGCCCTGCCGTAGACACCATTGTCATTACGGACATTGTTAAGGCTTGGGCGCCAACTTCTGTCACCGGCGGCGGAAATGCAACTAACTACGGCATTCAAATTCGAAACAACACCGAAGGAGGATCCGACTATTGCGATTGGTACAGCCTTGAAGGTGGCGCCAGCGGTATTTCTGGCGCCGTTGCCCCATACATTGTTATTGACTACAACGCAGCTGCACCAACCGTAACTATTGGATCTCCAAGCACACCTGCAAGCGCCGGAATTGCAAAGCTTGTCAACATTACCGATACAACGGAATGGTCTGCATCCACACAGTTGGCCCGACCAAAACTTGGCTGGAACTACTCCAGCGCAGCAAGTCTTGCTCAATCGTCTTGGCGGGTAAGGATTTATTCTGCATCTACGGGTGGGACAAAATATTACGACTCGGGATTGATCACGGATACCGCCCATAAAGCCGATACCTACTTCGAGGTCCCAGGGACAACCAACGTTCCAACTTGGGTTTCATCGGCTACTGGATATACTGGCTGGAGCACTATTACTGGTCTGGTTAACGGCACTGAATACTGGTGGACGATTGAGGTTGTTGACTCCTCGGGAAACACTTCCTCGGAATCCGCTCGCTACGCCTTTAAGGTGCGATGGGGGCAGGTTATCCACGTATGGGACTCAGGCAGTACATCTTCTTCGCAGTGGGACATTACCTACCCCGCACCACCAGCGGGAACCCAAGCGGCAATGTTTTACCGATCAACAACAACTTCAACCGCCACCACTGGAACCTGGTACTCGTCTCTTGGCGCTGTTGTTTCTGGTAGGAGATACCTGCAAACTATGTTGCGCCTTTCAACAGACGCTGGGGTGCAGCCAACTGTTGGAGACATAACTTTTAGCTACCTGACAGGAACTGTTAGCCCAGACAACTGGGAAGTTGATGCAAACGGCACACTTATTCTTAACAACTCAACTTATCGCTTTGGCACAAAGTCGGGTTTGCTTTCGGCAGCAAGCTCTGCGGCCACAATTATGCAGCCAAAAAGAGATACCACCCAATACGACGTTGCCGTTATTGCCAATCAGCCTTACATTTTTTCAGCTTACGTTAAGCCAACGCCACAAACGCTTCTTACATCTAGGAGCATTAAGCTAAGAGTTTATGCAGCAAGCGGCGGAAGCGCTACCCCAGGGGCAGAGATAGGAATTGGCTCAGACAATTACAGTAGCTATGAGCAGCAGGATGGATGGTATCGCCTTTTTTACAAATTTACCCCAACTGGTAGCTGGGTAAAACCAGTCATTGAGTTTGGGACCGGAACAGGAGCGGCAGCCGGTGATGCAATCTACGTGGACGGCGCTCAGGTTGAAGAGGGAAACGTTGTGCGCTCTTGGACCCCAGGGTTTGTAACGCAGGCTATCACCATTGAGGGCTCCGGGATCACCGTTGACAAATCTGGCGGCGGATCTTTGCGGCTTCGTGGCTCAACGGGCGGCGCTAGGGATGTTATTGAGCTTGGCGCAAACGGCCTTAACTTTGGCGGCTCTTCCGTGGCAAGCCTTTACTCTGGCGCCGCGTCGACCCTAAACGTTACTGGAGACTTGTCCGTCTCAACCGCAATTAGAACTGCAACTGGAGGGGCGGACCCAGCCGTGTATATTGGCGACGACTCACTTATCTTTGACGCGGACATTTCGGACACCATGGGAATTCAGGGTCAACAGACTGCCGCAAATGGCGGGATTGTCTTTGGTTCTGGAAAAGATACAAACATTTACCGATCAGCGGCAAATACATTAAAAACAGATGATAAATTTGTTGCAACTGGAGACATTGCATCTAGCGGAAGTATTGGTTTTGATGGTGCGCTTTACGCAAGTTCTTCATTAAGCGGACTAAGTCTTGATCTTGCTGGAACAAATGGTCGCCAATGGCAATTTGGTGGTGCGGATATAAAAGTATCTCTGTCTGGTACTCAACCTGGCTGCCTTATTGTTAAGTCTTTGCCGGGTGCCCCAACCACAACCGTAAATGGAGCAGGAACCCAAGACGTATTTGCTGACGTGGTTACAAACGGCGGGACGGCACTTGATAACACCAACACACGCTTCTATGTCTATAGTGCAGGTGGATGGAAGTATGCTGCACTTACTACACCATCAGATTCACGTCTTAAGGAAGAAATTACCGAGATTTCTGGCGCAATAGATACCCTGCGACAACTTATCCCAGTGGCATTTAAGTGGAAGGCTCCACACCTTCATGAGCGCACTGACTCAGTGGCGGATAATGGAACACGCCTTGGATTTATTGCAGATCAAGTTGCCACAACTGACCTTAAGCACTGGGTTGAAGCCATGAACATTAACGGTGAAGAGGCCGAGATTGCAACTGGGAGCGAGGAAGAGACTACGGTGCTTGCCGTCAACATTCCCCAAAACGAGATGGAGGCGCTCTTAGTTCGGGCACTACTTGATATTGACACACGCCTTAAAGAAATTGAGGCTAAGTTATAGGCTTTAACCGCAGAACCTCCTGCCATAGCCCTTAACCACAGGTCAGGATAAAATGTGGGAGCCTTTTGGCAATCACATAAGGAGGTTCTCATGGGAGTTCAGTTTAAGGTTAAGTCACAGCTTGATCACGAAGAGAAGGGCGGCATCCTAGACGATTGCGGCCCATCGTCAATTGCGGCATGCGTTGCTTGGGTATTTAAGTATGCCCCAGGCAAAGATTTCTCTGCCGCAGACGGCATCAAAGCTAAATTTGAGGCCACCGGCCAGGTGGACAAGCAGGGCGTAAGCGACAACGGCTCAACTTTGGGCCAGCTAATCCTGACCGCGCGCAAGCTTGGCGCTAAGGCTCGTTGGGCCAAGGACTGGAATGATGTAGTAAACAGCGCCAAGAATGGCGCGGCCATCGGCGTTTGGGTTGAGCAGCCATTTGGTTACCCAAAGGATCTCGAAGTGTCCGAGTGGCATGAAAAGTGGAAGCGTTGGTGGTGGGTTAAGCAAAAGCAGCCTAACCGCACGTATGGCCACATGACTGCCGCAGTCTGGGACGCAGAGCTTGGATGGCAGTGGGCCTGCCCAACGCGTTCCGGCAAGGGCAAGGAGCAGTTTGGTGTTCGAATTAGCGAAGAGACGTTGCTGAAGCTTTGCGATAGCAAGCGCCTCTCAAAGAAAGACATCAACCCAGCCTACAAGCACACGATTATTGTTGAAGCGTAATTCACCAAGAAATTTGGAGGTACATTATGAGCGTAATTTTTTCAAAGCTTAAGTGGGTTTTTGACAACACGGGTATTGACGAAGCTCTTCTTGAAGCGTTTCGCGTTGGTCTTGCAACGGGTATTGCAGTAATGCTCGCCACAGGTGCGCCAATTCTTGACATGTCCGCGCAAGACTTCCGAACAGTTGCTTCGGGCGCCATTGCGGCTACCCTGCAGGTCATTGTCCGGGCCCTCAATCCAGAGGACACAAAGTTTGGCGTTGGCAAGGCAAAGGCCGTTAAGGCCGAGGAGAAGGCCGCTCTTGCGGACACCTCCCATATCGCCGGCTCTGCCATTGACACCGATGGTGACGGGATTGCGGACCAGCTTGCTGGCAGCCTTGCCGGGGAGACGTGGGACGACGAGTTCCACAATTAATGTGGTATAGTGCACTTACGGCAAAAGCCGCAAGTTGCAAGGAGGCCACTAAATGGTCAAGAACAACAAGGTAGCCCCAAAGGCTGCCGCCAAGCCGGCTGTGAAGCCTGCCGTTAAAGCCGCCGCTAAGCCAGCTGCAAAGCCGGTTAAGAAGGCGCCAGCCAAGAAGGCCGTAGCGGCCCCAAAGGTTGAGAAGAAGTCCCTTCTTGGGAAGGTCGGGTCCTGGTTTAAGCGTTAACGCCAACTAGGACGGCTGATACGGAGTACGCCCCGCATGTGCGGGGCGTTTCTCTTCCTACAGGAAAATATCCGTACCGTTACCGCGCTTGTCGGTAGTAGCCCAGCCTTCGCCCTTGAAGACAACGCCAGCGCCGCCTATAAGGATGCGCATAGGCTCCGCGCACTTCTCGCACGGGTGCTCAGACTCATCACTCATAGGGTGAACGATCTCAATGACCGATTCACACTTATCGCACTTGTAGTCGTACGTTGGCATCTTACCCTCGCTCGTATGCTTTCTGCTCTTCCGCAAGTGCGGTCACCGCAGTCGCCCAGACCCTAGGAGTAACGTCGTCAGGACGGTACCCGCCAGCACCACCGTACAGGATTGGCATGTCGTGAAGTCCATCACGCATGGTCCGCATGGCGTTGTTGTAGCCCTTATAACTATAGTCGATTGAGGCAAGGGGGTCGAGCTTATGCCCGTCCGCGCCGCCAGCAATGAACACATAGTCTGGACCAAAGTCGTCCACTACCGCAAGGAACTCGTTTACTGCAATCAGGAACTGCTTATCGCCATCCCCTGAACGCAGCGGCAAGTTATAGACGTGGTCTTCTGGGTGAGACTCGTTGCCCGTGCCTGGGAAGATGCCCTTCTGGTGGACGCTATACGTCAGCACGTTAGGGTTCTTGCGCAGCAGGTTCTCCGTGCCGTCCCCGTGATGCACGTCAAAATCAAACACGGCGACGCGTTTGCGGTCTCCGTAGGCGCCCTCTGTGAGCATGGTGGCAGCCATGGCTAGGTCTGCAAACACGCAGAAGCCACTGGAGTAGTCATGCTGGGCGTGGTGCTTGGCGCCAGCAAAGTTGACGGCAAGCTTGGTGCGGCCAGCAACCAGCTCATCAAGGGCAACAATGGTGCCG